TCAGCGCATCACCTCGATAGCATCCCCAACGATATTCTTGCCGGTTGCACTTCCATTGGATGTGTTCGTTGGGGCAAGCTTGACTCGATGAAAGTTGAGCGGCACGTTTTGCAAAGTAACGACCGGAGCAGATGCACTCGCAGCCGCTGCGTAGAGATCAACCGATGACTGGAATACGCCATCAAGGTAAATATTGGCGATTCCCATATAGGGAGCTTTAAAAGACCAGAGCCTAAAGCCGTACCCGAAATAAAGCCACTCGCAGGCATCAGTTATTGATGTGCCGGCATTCCAATATCCGAATCCTCCATGCACACCTGCATCTGCGTTTGGTGACGGCAACAACACAGGTCCACCACCTGTTTTCGCATAGATACTTGGTGCGGGACCATATTCATACTGCGCACCCGACGCGTATATGGTGAAAGCAGAGTTGTCCCCGCTGGCCGAGCGCAGCAAGAGTTGCGACTGAGATATGCCGTCCGCGCTGGATACGATAGCGAACCTTTGCCATTGCGTATTTAACGCGCAATTGAGCTGGGTGAAACCCGCATTGCTTACCAGCCTGATGGTGATCGTACCGGACGATGTGCGCAGCCACATACTTCCCGTGGTTTGTACTCCAGCCGGCACAATCGAAGCTCCAAACAGATTCTGAAAAATGCGATAATCGCCTGCCGCTCCGCTGCCGTCGTATACGATTGCGTCCGCCGAGGTAACGCCAGGTGGATCATTCGGCCCGGCCACCAGGTTTGAAGTAACCGTGACCCCTGTAGTTTTAGCCCACACAGCATTGTCGAACTCTTCAGAACGCAAGCAATAATTCTGGTCGCGGCGATCCCAAGTCCCTGTCAGTTTCACTATGTCGTTGCCGAAGCCGTCGCGCTCCTCGCGGAACACAGCGTCCCGCGACCAGTTGCTAGGATACTGATAGAGCGGCAGACCCGGGACCACCACAAAGTTTGCAGAGATGTTCACCTTATCGTTTCCTGCGATCTCGATCTGCGGCTCATCATCGAACATGCCGCTGAAGTAGCGTCCACGGTCAAGATCGTTAAACGTGAAGAAATCCGATTCGTATTGAGCAAACCATTGGCGGAGAGTGTTGTAGGTCGAGAACAGACGATTATTCCACTGGAGCTGAAACACCGTGCCTCTGGCGTTCACGCGGCGATTGTACGGCCGCCCGCTGCGTGCCTGCGCCCTACCCATTGTTCGAGTATCGACCTCCTTGACCGGATACTCAGGATTCAAGTCGCTTGATGGCGTGGGGTTCAGTATGTTCTGCTCGCTCATCTCAACCCCTCATACTTTGCCCGCCGCAAAGCGTCCAATATCTGCTGGGCGCCGCCGTTACGCAGCCACGCTTCATCGACTCTTTGCGCCTGGATCAGAGGCGCATAGAAATGCATGTCGCCACTGATCGTTCCACCGGAGTTGATTCTTTCGAGCGTTTGCAAATTTCTGGAAGTAGACTGCGGATTGACGACAAATTCACCGTGCTTCAGCACCGCCATCAACTCGCCAGGACGATTGACAAAACTTGAAAATGCGGACGACACAAACCCGCCATCGTGGAATTGCGGAGGGCCGAAGGTCAGACTGCTACGTCGTTGCCGCTCATCCTCAAATTTCTTGATCTCTTTTTTCGCATCGTCAATGGCCGGTTGGACTCGCTTGCCAAAAATGCTTTTGCCTTCACCTTTCAACTTGCCCAGCTCTGCCTTGGCCTGAGTATCTAGATCATCCAGTTGCTTGTTGGCTCCGGCAAAGTCGAGCTGGAAGTTCTCATAAGCGTCCACGATCTTCTTTATATCCGGTAGAACGGTGCTATCGACAAAACTGTTGGCCTGCTTCTTTCTCTTGCTGCCGCCGAAGATGCCGCCAAAGATGCCGCCGAGTAACCCGATCAGGCCGCCTACTAGCGCCCCAATTGGACCGCCAATCAACAGCCCGCTCAGCGCGCCGCTGCCAGCGCCACTCAGCGCGCCGATCCCGCTGCCGAAGTTCTGCCCGAGTCCAAATCCCAGCAGGCCGCCAATCCCGCCGCCAAGCACAGCAGCAGCGCCGGTCGCGCCAATAGTGCCAAACAACGCGCTTACAATTCCGCTCAGTTTCCCTGTTAGCCCGAGAGCCAACAGCGTTCCACCAATCGATCCAGTCGTACCGCCAAGCCTTCCCAGCAGAGATGAAGCTAGCGCTCCAACTCCCAGCAGACCATTCGGGCTAAGCAGCTTGCCAAGCCCAAGCAGCCCTCCAGATCGCGAGGGAGAAGCTGTTGCAGCTCCAGCCGATGAGTCTCCGGCAATAGCCCCGCCCAGCACATCAGAAAGACTCGTTGTGTTGAGCGGTCCGGATGGCGCAACCACGGATGTTAATGCCGGCGACTGTCCAAAAAAGGCACCCAAGCCAAGCGCGCTTGCAGTGGTTGCAGTGCTCGATGATGTGGCAGCGCCGTTGATCGTCGCGGCTGTCGTGCTTCCCTGCCCAAATATGTTGCCTAGCGAGCTGCCAAACAACTGGCCCGTATTAGCGAAGCTGGCAGGCGCGCCTGTTGCAGTGCCGCCAGCGGTCGGCGATCCGCCTGAAATGCCTGGGGGAACAAATGGAGGAGTACCCCCGCCGCCGAACAAACCGCCGCCTAGCAGGCCGCCAAAGGGGTTTCCGCCACCGCCAAAAATGTTTGCGCCAGTTGATCCTGGGCCGAACACAACCGAACCCAAGATGCTGCCGGCTTGCGACTTCATCACACCCATCGACAAAATCCACTGCGCCAGTATCTGGAAGAACAGCTTCTCCATGTTTTGCAGGATGCGTTTGCCGATGTTGCCGCTGCCGATGTCATTGAAGACCGACTCCAGTTCACTCCCTAGCTGGTCGGCCATCCGCTTGTTTTCCTGGATGATCTTCTCATCCGTCTCGGCGTGGACCTGGGCGCGTTTGGCGTCCGCCTCTTTGCTTAAGGCCGCATATTCATCGCTGCCTTGCTTGTATTTTGCAAGCTGGCTGCGTTCCTGCTGGTCGATCTGCTGAATGCGTTTGTTGGATTCGATCACGATCTGCGCGTATGCGCGCTGCCACGGCGGTATTGTGGCCAGCGCCGCCGCAGTCTCCGCGTTGCGTGTTTCCTCTGCGGACTGCTCCAGTAACAACGCAGTTTTCTCAGCCTCGCCTTTCCTAAGCTTATCTACCTCTTCCTGGGTTAGTTTGGTGATCGCAATCTCTTTTTGGGAGATCTCGGATAGCTTGGCAGCAATCAGGCTCGTAGTCTGGCCATTGGAGGCAGCGATGATACCTTTCTTTGCATCTTCCAGTTGTTTGATCTTGAGGTTGCGCTCCGCATAGAGCTTCTCTTCTCCGGTTAGGGACTGGATATCCTGCTGCAATACAAAATCTTCAGTCTGCTGATGGACTTTTTGCACCTCCAAATCAAGAGTCTTGAGCTTATTGGTTGCCTGCTGATGAATCAGCACTGCCCTTTGCTCGTAATCCTGCCTGGTGATCAGGCTCTGGCTGCGCAGATTATCTAATTCTTTAATGGAAAACTTCTCGTCTTCGCGGATCTTCAGCTCATCTGCAAGAGTTTCATCTGTCACCTGATGACGCAAGGCCAGCGTGGCCTGGGCGTTTTGCCGGGCCAGCGCCCCCGACTCTGCGACAAATTTCCGCTCGTTCGCTGCAAGCACCTCGGGATCAGTAATGTCCTGGCTAGCGAATTGCTTTTCCGCGTTCAGCTTTGCAAAACCTTGCAACCCCGCCAACGTTGCTTCCCTCTTTGCCTGTTGGAGCACTTTATTCTGCTGTTCGAGCGCCTTATTCTCCTCTTTGACCAGTCCGGTGCGGTGTTCTGTTAGTTGATTGCGCTGGCTCTCTAGCTCAATGATTTGATCTTGAATCTGTTTTTGTTCTTGCAGAGCTTTATTTTCTTGTTCTGTTAGCGACCGCTCTTCTCCGTAGCCGCTATCCTGGGAAAATGGATTCTGAGTTAGCGCTCTTTGCTGCAGATCCTCGACCTGTTTTTTCTTTCGTTCAAGTTCCTCAATTTTTTTATTAAGTTCATTCGTGTGAGCTACAGCGATATCGACAGTACCAGGCGTAATAAACGCTTGACGGCTGGCCTGGATCGTGGCTTGTTCCATCTGTTTCACGGTCGCCGTGTACCCTGCCATTTCCTGGGTCACCTCCACGATCTTGTTCCCAATGCCAGACAGTGCGCTAATGGCAGTCGTTAAAATCGCGACATTGAAAGCTCCCGCCAAAATCGGCCCCAGCGCCTGGCTCTTGGCGATTACCTTCGACAGCGCGCCAGGCAGTTCAATGCCCAGGTCTTGAAGCAGGATTCTCTCGGCGATCCGCGACTTTAGCGTCTCTGACTGTATCCCGCGAAAGGCGCTCTGCGCTTTCTGGCCGGCCGCCTCTGCCTGCGCTCCCAACTGTTGCGACTGTGCTCCAAAGTTTTTGAATTCGGCAGCAATAGCAGACATGGACGCCTTCACGCCGGTCTTGAATCGCTCAAAGCCGGTGAGCGCTCCTTTCTCGTCAACCGTCAAGTTCAACTGGACAGCAGTGGCCACTTTTTATTTAGCTCCTAAACTCCACACTGCAACTGCGGCAGCGCAGGCTTACTTTTGAATATTGTCGCGCGCCGCACTTGAAGCATTGCGGATGCTCGCGCTCAAATTCCTGCCGCGCGCTCACCAGGGCTGTCAACCCTTCGGCCTCGTCGGCGCTAATCTCCAGGTTGACGCCGGTGTCGATCTTTCCCTTGAGCCATATCAAGTAGAGAGTCCAATCCCGATACCCAGGAGAGAGCTTCTGTTCCTGCACTACTCTTTCGAGCGCAGTGAGATCATCCGCCTGGGATGCGTTAGAGATCACGCGGTCCATCTCCTTCTCCCGCAGCGACTCCTCAAAAAGCTGCAACGCAGCCAGGCGGATGCCCTCAACGTCTTGTGCCACGATGATCATTCGCTGGTTTCATCCTGGGTTTCATCAGACTCGCTGGTGCCTGCAAAAAGCTGCTCTGCGGCCTTTACTTTGTGGTATGCATCCATCTCCCGGATGATCTCCTCGCGCGTTGAAAGCGCGCGTCCGGCGATCCCGTAGCCCTCCACCGACTGGATCAGTTCGTCATATACCTTCAACAGGGCTTTGTGTCGCAGCGCATGAATGGTGGTTCCATTGCGCGATCCGCCTACCACGCGGCTCTGCGCGCCAGTGCGATAGAACTTGCGGCGCAACTCAATGGTGACTGGAGAGAACCGGTGCACAAGCCCTTCATATCCTGTCATCTTGCCTGGACCTAACATCCCCCAGGCAGCATCCAACAACACTTCAATCGATTCAGGATCGAAAGGCTTATCGGATTCAATTTTCGATGGACTCACACCGCGCAGCACGTATGCCACAGGTCGAACGTGGCGTAGCGGCAGCTTGCTCTTCCAGCCGATCTTCGACATGAAGTCGCCGCTATAACCTTCCACGCGGTCAATCGTTTGCTCCACCAGGTCACAGCCCGCAGTGTCCCAATCAAAGGTTGTAATCTCGGCTTTGCCTTCATTGCGGCTGGTAAAAATAATGCCGTCGAAAAATCTCTCCCAATCGCGCTGGGCGATGCGGTTGAAGTAATAGGTGTAGGCGAACTTTCCATCCTTGAAGCTCACCACGCGCTGCTCATCCAGCAGCAGCAGTGCGCCTTCGCTGATTTTCTGTGTTAGTTGCGCCGCTTCCATAGTGGACATAATGGATAACTCTCCCTCAATTTGAATGTTTGATTTAGTCTTGCTGCCCGATCACGAGGCACGAAGTGGTGTGCCCTCAGGACCGCGAAGCGGTGCGGTCCTCCCGGATGCGAAGCGGTGCCTCCGGTTACTGCTCGACTGGTAACTGATCAAGGCTGCGTCTCTATCGTGATGCCGCCCGGTTTTGCGACCACTGCGTTGACATTTGACTCAATTCAAGATTGAGCACCCTGAGCAGCTATCGTTCGCCTTAAGCGCCTACCATGTAGGCGGATTGATTGTTGATGACCGTGGCCTGAAACACTTCATTCAAGCCATTTTTTACTACATCCTGGTCTCCGGCACTGAGCTGCCAAATCTCCTCCACACCCTGGGCCGTGAGCTGCGCAGTAAAGAAGATGCCGGGAAACTTCATGTTGAGCTGGGCCGCAGCGCCCGAGTTGCAGTTGATCTGCAGCTCGCGCATGGTGTCATTCAGAAACAGCGTGCGGATGTCATCGGCATCCTTGGCCGCAACCTGCAGCGTGCAGGTTGCGCGCTGCTTCAAGACCTTCGTGAATGTAGCTATGAGGCCGCCGCCTGGCGCGCGATGAGGAACCATGTCCATCACCAGGTGGACCTGCCACTCCCGGATGCGCTCTTTAATGCTGCTGAGCGCCGTGGTCGCCGTGGGCAGCGCCGCTCCCACAATCAGTCCTGTGCCGGGCAATTGAAACTGTGTACCGATCGCAATGGCCCCAACGTTCTGCTTCGTCTCAGTGCCAGCCGCAGACGACATATAGCAATTCCAGCCGGTAGCGCCCAGGATCGCAGCGGGAGAAGCTGCAACCGGAACACTGTTGGCAGGCACAAGCAATGAGGCTTCAGGACCGGCCAGCGTCTCACCAGCAGCATCGACATAAGTGATCCTGACGTAATACGTAGTCTGCGCAAGAGCGCCGGATACAGCAGAGCTAAGAACCGGCGCGGCCTGTGGCGACGGCGGCCCGAGGAGAATGTCGGCATCCGATGCGAGGAGATAGCTCGGAATAGCTACAGCGGGGAATGTAACCGCGCCGTCCACCCATTTCCCAGATCCAACCATCTTGAACTGCGCGCTCAGCGGCCCGAAGTCCTTGCCGGTGATGATCACCTCGCTGAATGCCAGATCGGGGAGTTGATAGATCACGTCGTTGGTGTCCTGGAAGAGGACAGAGGTCACCGGCATCTGATTGCTCGACTGAAGAAATTTAAACGTGTGCGTATATGGGCCTGCGCCGGTAACAGTCACAGCTCCCATTGCGAACGCCATCAGCCAGCCGGCCAAGAAACTGTCAACATCCCACGTTCCATCGAACGCCGTAAGAGTTTGCGTGGGAATCTTGAAGGTAGGCCACTGGTGGCCTTTGTTGGCCATCTGTTCATCCGTGTAATAGCTCTTCGTGATTGCTGCAAACGCGGTACCAGGATTTCGCGGGCGCTGGGTGTAGCTGGCGGCGGCCACGGCTGTTCCGTAAGCATTCTGCTTATTGGGCGCAATAGCCGTGTTCTTGACCTCATATATATGTTGCGGCTCGTAAGACATTAGGTTGATTCTCCTTCAGTCACAAATTTTGTTTTTACTCTTTCGGCTGCTGCTCGATCTCTTCCGGCACGATCTCGAAAAGCCTGTGGCCGTTGATGAGCTGGCGGCTAAGAACGCGGTTCCAATCAAACGCTACAGTCACTCGGTGCGGTTGCCCCGGCAAAAAGATGAACTCGCGCACACCTTCCTGAACCCGAACGGCTGTGCCGGCCGCCAGCGACTCCCTGAACTTGGTCAATCGCACTTCGACAAAATCTGACATCCTTGGTTTCCTCCTTTTTAAAACTGCGCGATGGCTTCGACCAGCACTCTCGCTGAATACCAGACTCCATTGGTGTCGAATTGCTCACGAGCTACGCCGTTCAATTCAATCGGGGGCGTCTGCGTCGATCCGGCGTCAATCGCCAACCGCTGCCCGGCCAGCGCAGCCCGCACCGTGGCAACCAGCGTTTCGCAATCACCGCGCTCGTTATCGACGCTGCTTAAGTTCTTCGCACCGCAAAAAATAGAGAACTCATGCACGGTCTTGTAAGTCTTGCGCGTGGTGTCGTTGCCGGCGACGTCTGATGTCTGGTCATACAACACCAGAACAGCCGGTGGACGCACGATCAGATTGCCCTGCTGGTCAAATTGATTGCTGGAGAGCGCCGCGATCTGCGCCTTCAGCGCCGTCAATGCAGAGTTGGCCTTCAACGTTGTAATGAGCGCCTGCTCCACATCATTGACTTTGAATTGGGTGGGCATTTATTGCTGCCCTCCAGCCTGGATGTACCGCTCGATGGCGTCCGTGATCTTTTGCGGATCGTCAGGCCGGAAAACCAGGTACGGCCTGGCGGGAATGCGAGCGCGACGGCCCTGCTGCTTCTTGAATGGCGGCCTACGCCCGGCCTCTCCACCTTCCTGCTGCACGCGTGCATACACCAGGTTTGTGCCAATCGTAAGTTGGTTGCCTTTGATCTGATACGTCATCGAGTTCTTTAGCCGCGCACTCCGGATCAGAATCTTGCGCCCCGCTCCGCCGCGTCCACGTTGGATCGTGGAGGCTGCGAGCGGTGCCCACGATCCGGCTGGCGATCCCTGCTCACGGAAAGTCTTCTCAATCGAGCTGCGCATCACTTGCCCGGCAATATTGAGCATCGGGCCTGGCGCGAGGCGCAGGGACATATTCCGCAGCGTGATGTCGAGCTGCTTATCGTTGATCGACAGACTTACCGTTGGAATCACACATACCCCGCTAGATTGTCGTCGCTGAATCGTTCATCGACTTGTGTAACCTGCACGGCCCCGCCTCCGCTCTGCGGTGTGGCCGTTGCAGGCTGGTCCAGGGCGGCCTTGCCGCTGGACACGTCTTTAAGAAATGACACGGCATCCTCATAAGCCTGGCGCACGTCCGGGCTTACCCGCTTGCGGCGCAGATACAGGTAATACTCAGCGATGCTGAGGCACACTCCCTTGATCTGATCGCTTTGCTGCAGTGGTACCTGGTAGCGAGCGCGGCAGTAGGAATCGATCAATCCCGATGCCTCGATAAGGATGTCGGTCACAACCTGGGCATTCACCAAGCCGGAATTGGTGTCGTCGGTGAGCTGGATCAGCTCGCTGTTCGATATCCGGCGCGGTGAAATATCGGATTGGGTTGCGTAAGGCATTTACTTCTCTTCCTTGTCAGTTGTAGAGCAGGCGAATCGAAGTCGTAGAAGCATCGGTTTGCGCACACAGATCCTGGCCTGCCGGCACAATCGCTCCCAGGTAATACGTCTGGATCGGCGGGTTGGTAACCGGGCCGATCAGCACTGTTGTTCCAGTGCCGCAGTTGGTCCCGGTGCCATATTGCAGAGTGAACGACCCGCCAGCCCCTGTCGATTTCTCCACCGCAATGGAGCGGATGTAGGTTGATCCACTGGCAGGAGCTGCGACAACCCGGGTGAGGGTTGCCGTGGCCACGGCCGTCGAAAGATTGCTCAGATCTCCGGTCTGCAAAATGCGCGTACCCTGATTGCTCACACCTTTCCCGATGAAAGACAGGTTGAGCATGTTTTGATCTCCGGTCTGTTGTGCTAGTACCTGGGGGCTCGGAGCAGCTATCAACATGATCCCTACAAAGCAAATTCCCATGCCGAGTATCAAAAACGCGTTCCTCATTGGTTTCTCCTTGTGTTCAAATTAAAAGTTACGGGTGTCTATTTCATTGCCGTGGCGCAGCCACTTACGAGCAGAAGCGACTGCGCCTGGCAATGGCTCTGGCGATTCTCCGACGACCTCCTTCCACCTCCGAATTTCCATCGCGAGAATCACGATGGATATCGTTAGCCCACGGCGTTCTTGATCAGGTAGCCGGAGATGTTCGAGGTCACTACCTGGCCGTAATACCAATGCACTGCGAGTTCATCAGACTTCTTGCTGGCTGGCGTCTCCCGCGCGATCTCGGTTACAAACCCGCCCACGGTCCCTGGAGCCTGCGTCCAAACAAAGGTTTTGCCAAAGCTTGGGTCCATCATCGTGGGATTGTCCTGGCAGTAGGCCAGCACGACATGCTTGCCCCAAACGAAGCTCGCGTTATCGTTTTTATCGAGCTGGACTGCCGAGGCTAGAAATACCTCTTCAACGCCGAAGACAGCCGCAAGGTTTTGCAGCGTGATCTGTCCAGCCTGGACGTACTTGAAGCGGTCCAGGATGGCAGGATGAACGCGCAGCTTTTGGTAGACCGGATCACTGATGATCATGGTGTTGGCTTCAGCGCCGATCTGCCGGATTTGGCTCTTGGCCGTCTCCACGTCCGATATTGGGGTTGAGTTTGCCAGATCGGACCACTGCGACTGCCCGGCCAGCGTAATGGAATTGGTGTTGGCGTAGTTCGCTGTGTTGGTTGCAAACGCCGCCACAGACACTTCTTCGTCTAGCAGCAGTTTGTCCATTAGCGCCTGCGTGGCCCATTGTTCAAGGTCACCGGCCATAAAGTTTCCGCGCTCCTCGTCGGTGATCAGACGCGCGAGCGAATGATCGGTGGTGAAGTACTTGGTCTTCGACAAGGATTGCTGGATGCGCTCAGCCGCCGTGCCAGGCGCACGGTTGGTGTTTTCGCGCAATGCCTGATTCTCACGGCCAAACTGCCAGTAAAAATCCGATTCCCGTTGTACTTCCACGCGCGGGAAAAGTTCTTCGGCAACAAGCGTGTTGTTTCGATATCCCCGCGCGAACTGCGATAACGCTACATCTATTTTTCCCTGTACGGGATTGACTATTGCTCCAGGTGGCATTTTTCTCTCTCCTCCGTTACTAAGCCCTCAGCGCGCGAGGGGAATCTTCTTACCCTTGAACCCGCTGCGGAATCACCAGCAGCAGAAACTCGTCGCCCTGGGCTGCCGCCGCTTCGAGCGCCAGGCCCACGGTTTCATAATTGGTGCCAGCGACTGCGCCAACCGGTGCGAGCTGCCCGGTGGCTGCGTTCACCATCACCCATTGGTTGCGTGCAATCGCAGCGTCAGCGATGGCCGTGACCTCACCGATCTCGACCACGGCAATCGGGTCGCCAATGTTGGCTGATGCCGCTGCGGTCACGCCTACGGCCCGGACATTTGCGCCGCCCGGCAAGGCCACGGAATTGGAAGCCGCTCCGGCAATGACAGCCAGGCCGGCTCCTATCACCGCGTCACACTTGTAGCTGCGAGTTACATTGGGCGCTACAACCCCAAACTGCGTCTTCGCCATTTCTCTCCCTCTCCGCCAGTGTTCGCGTCTGACGGTCCGCTTGCTAACTTGCGCTCACAAAAACAAAAATGTTTACACAGCGCCGGAGGACGATCCTCCAGCAACGGCGTAGTTGCCTGTGCGCCGTAGCTGCTTCAATGCTTCTCCAAAATTCATTTTGCCGTTGGACTTGTTGACCATATCCTGCGCAGCCTCTGCCAGCGCTGCAGAGTCCTGATCGACCACGGTATTGCGATCGGCAGGCTCATTGAACTGCACGAGCGTTCCTTGTGCGCGCCCTTGGCCATTTACTAGCTCGCCGCTTGGCACGATCTGCGACAAGCCAATCATGAAGTCGGCGAACGCTTCGACAGCCGGCTTCTCGGTCTTTTTATCGCCTTCGCCGAAGCTGATCGCCGATGATTTCGCCAGTTCGGTGAAGATCGCCGGCAATCCCATCTTGTCGAAAGCAGGAATCCATCGCTTGCTGTCTTTAACGCGCTGCATCTGCTTTTCCGCCAGCGCCACCTGGGCTTGCGAGGCAGCCGCCGCCGCACCAGCAGCGTTGGCCGTGGCCCCTTCGTTAACTTTCTTTTCCAGCTCGGTGACGCTGGTGGTCAGTGGTGCGACGGCGGCCGCCACGGCTGCTTCGATGGCCTTGGCCTGCTCGCCTTCGCTCAAGTTCTCGATCTTTTTGCCTTTGAAGAGTTCGGTGAAGAAGTCTTTCAAAGACTGGATAATAGGTTTCGAAAGTTCGTTAGGGTCCAATGCGTGCTCCTCTCTGAATTCAATTGCCTCAAATTTTCCTGCGCCAAAAGAAGCAAGCTTCACATCGGCCAGGCCTTTCACCTCGGGCGGCATGGCGCCGAGGAAACCTACATGCCGCAGCGCCGGTCCATCGGCCGTGCGGTACAAGCTGATCGAGCGCTTCTTGAACATCCCTTGCTTGACCAGCTCTTCAAATTTGGTGGGCACCTGTTTGAGCTTTCCCAGCAGCACATCGCCTGCGCGCTTCAGCGCTTCCACCCATCCGAAAGCCGGTGCGTCGTGCTCCGGGTGCCCTACCACAATCGGCGCTTCGTGATGCGACGGATCGTAGTTGGCCACCATCTTGTCGATGTCGGCCTGCGTATATTTGCCTTTGGCGCCATAGTCACCGGCGCGAAAGAGCTCGATCCATTGCCCGTTTAAACTCATGCAGCCTCCACAAACTCGGGAAGATCAGCCGCTTCATCCGGCAATCGATCCAGGCCGGGTGTGTCAGCATCCTTATCCACGTCGTCCGGTCCTTCCGCCGTTACCGTGCAGCGGCAGTTGTACCCGCACGGCGGATAAATCTTTCCCCACACCGCGTCATCATTGAGCGCGGCAAAGCCATCCAGCGCCTCATGCGACTCTCTGACGCGATCATCGCCAGCCGTGCGATACACCCAGTAAGGCAGCGCAGCTTTGACTTCCGGGGCAGACATCTGCTCCAGCCGCCCGCCCTGGTAAGCACTCTGCACGGCGGTTTGAAAAACACTATCGATCTGCGTCTTGGCCAGCTTCGCTACCGAAGACTCGCTGGTAAGCTCATCGACTGCGTTGCGGAAATCTTCGATTGTGCCGCCGCTCTCCATCACATCAGCCAGCGCTTGCTTGATCTTCTCGATCAGCTTCACGTCGCTGACTCCGGCGATGGTGAAAGCCTGCTGCTGGTAGCGCTGCGAGAGTCCGTCAAAAGCATCGCGGCTCATACCAATCAGGTTCAGCACCCGCTGAATAGCTTGCGTGGGCGGTACCGTCTCAAAAGCCAGCGCCGCGAAGCGCGTGCTGGTGGCCAGCTTGAATTTCTTGCCGGTCTTTTTGTGCGCGGCCTCGATGACGTGCGCCCGGCCCAGCAAGTCAAACCCCGCCAAGTATTCCGCCAGGATGCCGCCTACCTGCTTCTGAAACTGCGCCATCAGGATGTGGGAAGCGGATACAGCAGCCGCGCGCGCGTGGGAAGTCTTCATTGGACACTGCCTCCACGCACCGCCTCGGCGATCTGGTGAATGCGTTGCTTGTAGATATCCCCAAGCCCCGCACCCAAACCCTTCAGCATCTCTCGCACTTCCGCCAGATTGTGCTGAGCCTCGTCATCACTGAAGCTCGGTATCGCAGCCGCGCCGCTGGAGATCGCACCCGCTGAGCCTTGAGGAGTGAGCACTTCATCTCCATCTTTAGCCTGCGGAAATCCGTAGCGGTTAATCATGTAGCTTTTTGTGATCGGCATTCCCATCGTCTGGGCTTGCGCGTCGATCCCGATCCTCTGTACCAGGTCCTCTTCGTCCTGGGTATCGATGGAGAACTTGGCCATGGGAGCACCCGGGCCGAAGTTCCACAGCACCAGAGGGCGCACAAGCTGATCGTTGATCACCGTCATCAACTTGATGGCAACTTCGACTTCCTTGAGGTAGAACATCTTGGCGTGGACACTGCCCTGCGCTTTCGATCCGGTTCCTCCTTCATTGCCGTAGGAGGTCAGCGTCTGGCCGAGAATCACTCTCGCGATCTTGTAATTCATCTTGTCCACCAAGCGTTCATAGACCGCTGGATTCTGCGAGCGCGCCGAGGTGAGCAAATCCTTCACGAGCTGGAAATTCTCCGGCACTGCGATGGCGATCTTCTCCACGATGGCTTCAGCAGCGGCCAGGGCTTTTTGCTTCTCATCGTCGTTAGCGCCGGCCGGATACATCACCGCCGCAGTGCCCGGACCTTTTTCCCCGAAACGCAACCAGAAGCGCAGCGCCTGGCGCTTGAACCAGCTCGGCCAGAAGCAGCGGCGCAACAAAGGCCGTCCTCGCCGGTTGCCGCTGCGCGGCCTGAAGGTGAAGATCAGGAACTTTTCTTCCGGCACCAGATCGCCACCGTCGATGGCGAATGGGTTCTGCATCAGGCGCAATGGACCGGTTTGCAACTGGTATTGCGGATTGAAGCTGAACAGCTCTTGTGGCCGGTCCTTTATGTCAATCAAACCGACCTGCCCGGCGCTCACGTCATAGAGAATTTCCGCAACAGAGATTCCATAACCAGGCGCATCCAGAAGCCCTTCCAGCACCTCATGGAATGCTGGCACCTGGGCAAACTGCTCCTGGACGAACTTGGCCACGTCCTGCGCTTGGCCGGAATCATCGGCAGGCATAATCTGCCGGTCGCGCGACAGCACCGCCAGCTTCAGCATTTCGAGCGCCGAAGAAACGTCGTCGTCCTTTTCTTCCAGCTCGCGGTAATAGATGAAAGCGCTGCGGAAGTCCCGGATCATTGCCGTCCAGATCACAGTTGGATCAGAGACGCCGGCAAAAGCATTCGCTAGAGATAGCACGGTTCGGTGAATGCCTTCAAGGACCTGCGGCGTGACCAGCTCCTGCGCGGGCGGCTTCTCCGGCACGGTTGCGGACATGTTCACGACATCGCTCATGCGGCCCCCATATAGGTATGTGCCTGGCTGCTCACACTGGCTATAAAGTCGGTGGAAAGCGATGGACCAGACGCTGCCGCTATCGCCAGCGCCAGCGCCCAGAATTCATCGGCGTGACCCTGGTCGGTGCGGTCGGCATCGAAGCGGAAATGCCCCGTCAGGCTGCTATAGCGCTTCACTGCGTTGATGGAGCGCCGCAGTGCAGGGGCCGAGACGATGCGGATTCTCCGTTCCTCAAATAATCGCTTCGTGGCCGTCGCCATCTTTTCTTTGTTGTCGATGTTGAAGACAACTTGTTCAACTTTGCCCTGCCCATGCTTGATCGCCAGATCTTCGGCCAATTGAGCACCGATACCGGTAGCATCTACACAGGAGCGGCGCGACCGCTGCACAATGGGGTCGATGCAATCAAATTGCACGCCAAACGGAGTGCGCTCCAATGTGTCCATGCGGCGCATCCATAGAACGTCGCCTACCTTCTCCAGCGCAGTATTAATGGTGCGGTCTTTTTTGCGCCCTATGTCAGTACCGCAATAGATCGAGCCGCCAAGCTGATCGACAGGAGTATCGAGGCGGGCATCCACGCTCTCGCAAGCTACCACCAGCTCCATCGGAATGTAGTTTTGAGCATCGGCCAGGAAGACACAGCAATATTCCTGAAGCCATGTGTCCTCATCGCCAGCAGCCTCACGCAATGCGGCTACATCGACCGGGCAACCTTCAGCAACGGCGGAATAGATATCCAGCCAGTGCACCGACCAAATCCCCTTCGTCCAGCAGCACTCTTCCATCCCGCCCAGCGGATCGACCCCGGCAGCATTGCAGATGTCCCAATATTTCCCGCTCTGGCCGTTAGGCGTCGAGATGACTTCCAGGTTGAATCCGCGGCTGATGATGGCCATGGCCGCGCGCCAGATTTTTACCGGGTCGCGGTGGAAGGCAAACTCATCCAGTACCACATCGCCGGAAAATCCCCGGATGGTATCGGGGTTCGCGGGCATGGCGATGATGCGCGAGCCATTGTGGCGGAAGGTGATTTGGTAAGCCTTCTCATCTGTCTTCGGCAATTCAATCTCTTCATAGTCGAAGGCTTCGCGCAGAGCGCTGAGATGAACCTTACAATATTCAATCGCCTCCAGCGATTGGCGCTCGGAAGCGGAAATCCAAACCGTGGTTCCTTTCCTAGCCAGTCGCCGGCGGACGTGCCGAAGCGTAGTCGAGAAGGTCAGGCCGGTCTGCCTGCCCTTGACCATCAGCTTGAACCGGGCCTCATCCTCGATCCACCGCTTCTGGTAGGCGTAGAGGATGACCAGGGCCGCAGTGATCGCAGGCGACTTGCCTTTGTCGAGTTTGGTTCTAGGCTTGTCCAAGTCCGTAAATTTCGTCCAGCTTCTTTTGCAGCTCCTCTGGACTCAACTCCTTTTTCTTCTCGGCCACTTCTTTCTTGAGCACCTGGACCTTTTCTTTCATCTGCTGGATCTTCAACTCCAGGGCCTTTTCATTGGTCTGCTGCTGCCGCTCCTTGATGTCGAGCTTGCGCTGCTCGGCCAGCAGCATTCCTAAATTCAGCAACTCCTTGCGGAACTGCTGTTTGTCTGTTGCTTCTGCGCTCTGCATCAAAGCGAAAATCTGGTCGCCAAGCGCATTGCGGACCGCATCCGGCAGTTGCTCAAAACCGCCTCGCGCAAAGGTCGAAGCAAATTCCCGCGCCCGCTCCGAGTCCGCCATTACCTCGCGCCTGATCTGCTCGACGCGCAGGTCATACCAGCGCTGCAGCGAAGATCGCGGAATTCTCATGTCCGGGAAAAGTTCGAGCACGGTCAATGGCAGCTTGTCCCAGCCTTCCAATTTGGGCGACAGCTCCTCGATCTCTTCCCACGTTCGCCCCTCGGCGCGCAAGCGCTGAATCGCGTCACGCATCTCCATCGGCAGCTTGTCGATCTTGAGCGGCTGCCGCGTCTTGCGCTTGTCTCCGGTTTTGGGCCGAGTGGGCATGGCTTCAGCAAAAAGAAAAATCAATCAAAGTCAACCGCTGGATCGACGCGGGTTTTCTCCACCAGGTCGCGGCCAGCCGGCAATACCTGAATCTCGCCAATCATGGTCTTGCGCTTTTTGCGATACAGCTCTTCATCGCGCTGAAAGCTGAGATAGCCCCGCTCCTTCAGGTCCTGCAGAACCGTGATGAATTCATCCTCGCTGACATCGAAATACAGCCTGGTGACCGCTCCGTACAGCGGTATCATTCGCAGACGGCTTCGCTGCCTCAGATGGTTTTCGTAAACGATCTGCAGGATTGCCGAGCGTAATTGCCGGATGTTATCCGCCAGCAGAATGTCCATGTGCTTTCTCCTTCAGCTCTGATCGCAATGCAGCTACCTGATCCACTACTTCTCCGACCTGCTTTTTCACTTCCCTGGTCTCGCTCTTCACGTCCCGCATACCGCGCGCCACATGATCGACAATCAATTCCATTTCGCGCGAGCGCTCGTCATCTCTGGCGGAAATCGCCTGCACCGCATCAGCGAGCTTTTGTTGCGCCGCAGTTCCTTCGCGCAAGATGGCAGCGCCACTTTTTAAGCCTCGATCCAAAATCACCAGCGCGACCAATCCGAGAAACGTGGCTGGCCCGAACTTTTGCAGCGTCTCGATGAGTAATTTCGGCTCTTTTTCGGCGAGCGTGAACACCATCGCGCCAAGGCTCGTGACCGCGCCTCCAAAAACCAGGTGCTGCAGCCACCTTGGGAGGCGAATTTCCGTCTTCCCGGACCCGTTTTTATCCATCAACTCATTCCTCCCGCTTTGGCGCTGGTCAGACCCACCCCGAAACTACCCTGTGTGCCACGGCACAAGGCACCTTGTGACGTGGCACACACACTTGTTGGGCCTGTGGGGTATCCAGGCCATTTTTCTAAGTAGAACGCCCTAATCCCAGATCACCCGAAAATCTCATCCAGCCTGTGCTTGGCCCCGGCCTTCAGCTTTTTCCATTCGTTTTTGGCCTCAGTGAACGCCTTTTGGGCGTCCAATTTCGCCTCGTTGGCTGTGTTGACGACTCGTTGCTTGAAAAACATGCCAGCGCCGAAGCACACGAGGCATGCGATACACACAATTGCAAATTCCGTGAATGTCATTTTGGGAAATTCTCCTTTTTTTAACTGAGCCGCCAGGCCCAGGCAGCTCAGTTCTTGTCAACGTCGCCTGTCACAACTCCGAATTGGGAATCGTGAGCCTTGGCAGGACTTTCGATTAGTCCTTTCGGCAGCATCTCCTCCGCTTACTTCTCCTTCTTGCCAAACAATTCCTGAGGATCTGGGTACGGCAATTTCTTGGGCTTACCCTTGCGCCCTAGCGTGAATAAGGAAATAAGCCGATTTCCTTTCTTAGGAAACGCGTTGAAAATTTGCACGTAAGACTGCTCGACCCGCGTGGTATACGCTCCCAGGGCCGCGAACTTATCGTTGAGCGCCTGGACTTCCTTGTGCATCTGAGCAATCTGCCCGCCGAGCGCTTCCGCCTGGTCGGAGTGCGCGGCGCTCTCTGCCTGACAGCTTGGACGATCTACCAGCAAGCACTGCGCAATTTCGCGTTCTTCGCTTGCCGTGTAGCCAGTAGATAGATTGCCGGGCGCACGTCCCAGTGCCGCCGCGATTTTTCCGTGCAGGTCTGGGTCGGAAGTTTTAGCCAGGCTTGCCGCCGCCACCGATTTTTGCTGGCTGATATTTGCGAGTGTCTGTAACGTCTCGATCTCCCGCGCTCGGTCCGCCTGTCGATCCTTCTCATACTGCGCGATTTTTTCATTCAGATCGCCGAGCTTGACTTCAAATTCCTGCTTGGCCTGGACACGAAGCTTTTCCGCATCTGCCTTCATGTCCTGCGCTGCCGCTTGCCTGCCTTCGTCTTTGCCCGCTTCTTTGGCCTTGTGCAGCTCATAGCCGGCAATGCCGCCCAGAATTACGGCGACAACCAGGCCGATGCCGATCTTGCGTACTAGCGGAATAGCAAAGAATGCTCCCATCACTTCACCTCGGCTTCTTAACGAACCAACTGCAACGCGCGAGCAGGCTTTCTTCCGCCACGCGCTGCAGTACGCCTGTCGCGGCGATCCTGCTCCCGCTGCTGAAATCGATAATTCATGACGTTGCCGGCCATCTCGGATTCCTCTGCGGTGAGCGGCCCGCGCCCAGCTCGCGTCAGCCTGAAGCTGATCTCGCACAACAAGCGCGTCCGCATCCTGTCGCTTCCATCGTTCAGGCTGCCTAACGCTTGCGCCAAATCCAGGTCGGTGAATTTCGACAGCGGCCAGTTCATTTTTGTTTTGTGGGAAAGTTGAAAACGGCAAAACCGAGCAGCGCACCTTTTTGACCTGAGTATTTGGTAGGACTCAAAGAAGACTGCGCCGCTCGTTTTTGCGCGCCTTCACTCTCAGGACGAACCTTAACTCAGAGCTGCTGAATCTGGTGTCCGGTTTGGCGGACTTTGTGCTCTTTTTGCCTTTGGAAGGTTTGGTAGATTTGGATGGTTTTTACGAGGTTAGAAGTGTCCGCAGTGTAATTCACCGCTGCCCGCTTGTATACGATTCATTTGATGTAAGAGTTGATGCGCTTAAGGCCATGGTTAATTGGTAAGCCCAGCAGCATCGATAATCGCTTTTCTCTGTCGTGTTCTTGTCGAGACGCATTCAGACACGTTACCAACGTGCGCTGTCAGATCGATATGGCAAGCCCCTATGGTATCTTGAAGAGAAATTAAAGACAGAGCTACAGCGCTCTCTCTTTTGTTTGCGGCTATCCTCTTCGCTTTACCAAGCATCTCCATACACCTCATGTCCTGGGGCAGGAATATAGAATCCGGTTTATCCTCCACGGACATTAGAGCATCGAGGCAGCCCAATCCATCCTCAGCTATCACTCGGAACTGTTGGCTTATCGTCAGCTTTTTGTCACTCATCAACGCCTCTGCTGCTGCCACGGGATCGCCACTTGTGGGCTGCTGGAACAACGCTGTAGCTATGAGCAGTGTGGCAATGGAAAGCATCATCGGTTAAATTGTCTCCTTTTTTATCGAATCGGCGGTGCCCAAACGTTTCACAAATTCTTATTTGCAGCCCTTAAATCTGGGAATATGGGAGACTCGATGCACAAACTTCGAAAACGGGGGTAGTCACCAGATCCCACTAGCGGGGCTTCCCTTTGTGGTGTCTGCGCTCTAGGCATTCCTCGATTTCCACAGAGGTAGCCATTCTGAACTTATTGCCTTGCTCTCTAACGATTAAGGGTTTGCCAGCGTTGCCCTTGGCATGGGTAGCATGGCGACCAATTCCGATTGCAGCAAATCTGAGCAATTCTTTTTCTTTGTGCCTTCTCTCATCTGGATTCTCAGTCGCCCTTACTTGAGCCTGATCAGACCGCCGATAACCTAGTCGAAGCGCCTCAGCCGCAATCTCCTTGCCTGTTAGGCTTCTCCCACCTTTGAGGATGATGGGAAGTAAGTCGGCAAGCCTATCGCTTTGAGCATCGTCAATAGAGACTACTTGTGGCCCCGGGTCCTGCCCTTTAAGCGCGCGTATAGCATCTTCGATCCTCGCTACGCCAGCAAGGAGGCGTTGGGCGCTTTTAATCTGAGGTTTCTTTCTTTCCAGCCAAGCCTCAAGCGCCTCCACGCCGGAATCGAGAGGAATGTTTTCGTCCTGCTCCACATGCTTCATGATCGCATTCACAGCGAACCACCGATTCTCATGCACGTACCCGGTCGGTGCTCCAAAAAAACGGCGGCGGTCAAGTCCCTGAGTGCCCTATATGCCCTTATGATTTTCTTAAATTTTTCTAAAGATGGCGCGGTCTGAAATTTATCACATCTGTGGATTAATTTCATAGCGTTTGCCCGTACATCCCCAAGTTCGTCCTCTGGGTCGCCCAAACCCACATCTGTAATGGCCAATATCGTCCTGGCGTTGTGGACTATTTCCGCGACTGTCGCATTGAAATCGCATCGCTGAATTTCAAATTTTACAGGCCTGAGCTCGTTGATCAGTCTATCTATACTTTCTTGCTCTTGCCTTTCAACTAATCCGTGTTTAGGCATCGGAATCAAAACACCTCAGCGATCTGCAGGTACGCCTGCGATTCCTGAATCTATTGCAGCTTCTACGACATTCTGAAATTCAGCACGTACGCGAGATCTGATCGTGGCGGAAAGAGTAAGTCGTTTTTCTGGGATGGCAAAGCATTTGCACCAGAGCAAAAGAGATGTCAGGTATCCGCATTGCTGAATAATAGTTAGTATTTCTGCCGCTGTCTTTGCACATCTGCCTTTGAGGAGCAAGCAAATAAAATCGATGCTCAAAGTCAGGACAAGCCCGTACAGGATTCCCGCAGGATATCTTCTCCAAGTTACTCCCCAATGGCGAGAGTAAAAAGCAATAATCCAAAGCGTGGAAACGATTCCCGCTAAAGCGACGGCCTCAGCGGTACGCAAAGAGTTGTAGAGCGGTGCCAGGGATCGAGCGTGCCAGAGCAGCCCAATCAAAATACAGCTTGGGTAAGTAAACGCCAACATGACCCAAAGTTTGTTGGCTACGACCGGAGGCCTTGACCGAGATGGTCCGTACACTTTTAGGAATAATTCAACAGGCACCGCGATAAGAACGGCAATACACAGAAATGAAACACAGTAGTAGACAATTGCCATGTTCTCACGCGTGAAAAACCTATACGCGAATACTGCAACGAGGTTCGCTGCTGTGGCAACCATCACGAAGACGCTAAAGAAGGGATAGGTCTTCCACACCTTGTTCCTTGCGACATTGAATAGGAGGAGTAGTTGGCCAATGATGACTAGCGGCCACGTAGCATAAATTACCAAAACAAGAATGTCTTGACTCAACATGGGGCTACCTCTCTTGTAAAAAACGAAGAAGTAACCCCGATTGTATAGCGCGAATGAATCGTTATCGAGGGCGACCAGGACCACACAGCGGGGGGCAATCTGGAATGCCACAGCAAATTTTTGAGGTTTCTAATATTTCTTTGGTTTGCTCGTGGCGCATGTTCGCACTCTGATACTCGGCTGTAGCCAACATTGTTCCCAGAACGATTATTGAAAAGAGTAACAGCCTTACGGTTTTCATTTAACTCTCCTTCATGGCGCTGTTGCGCCTGGAAGGATTGTATATCCATCTGCATTATTGCTCTCGCTCTCTTACCTTTGATCTTCAGATTATCTGATCTGCATGTGAATCAGATTTAAAATATTAGCTCGCCTTCCAGGAGTCAATAAAAAATCGAAAAAAACTAAAAAATAACCATTGACACCCCGCTATTTTAAGTTAGTATCATTGGAATCTGAATCAGATTAAATAAGATCAGATCAAATCAAATCATGAAAAACCATCGAAAACCAAGACGCAGATTGTCCCCTTCTGAGCTTGAGTGCTACAAGGCCCTCAAAGCCTTAATGAACGAAGACCAGTTGGCAGAGATCGGCCAAAAAGAAATTGCCCAGCGTCTCAACTGCACCGTCTCTCGGATCAGCCAGATACTCGCGAGCCTAAAGAAAAAGGGTTACGTTCAGCGCACTCGACGCCCAGTTGAAGTAATCACGCCCTAACGCCTTGCTTCGCTCGGAGTGCGGAAAAGCTTATGCCAATAGCCTCTTCATCATCCTCAAAGAGTATCGAGATTTCCCAGCTTCGCGCCAGGTGTCAGCAGACCGAGGTGCAGCAATGACACACGAGGTTTGGCTCACTCTGCCTGAAGTAATGAGTGCGACCGGATGGTCTGAGCGGACCGTGTATCGCAAAGAAATCAAGACTCGCGATGGCAAGAAAGGTAGCAATGGTAAGCCGCTTAAGCAATACGCTGCCAGCTCTCTTCCTGCCGAAGTACAGTCCACGCTTTTCCGCCAGCGCCTGGCCTCGGAGGCGCTGGTAATAGCCTCGCGCTCTCCGCATCACATCGCGCCCAAGCTGCCTACCGGACCTGATGAAAGAGAACGCATCGATCTCGGACCTGAAGCTTACGCGCAGGCTGAGCTGCGGCTAAAGATCATTGGCCCCATGATCGATTTCGTGAATAACACCAACGGTCATAAGCCGGTTTTCAAGAACGGCTCCGGCCAGGAGATATGCACGCTCTGCGGTGTGGTGGACCACATCGCAGCCATCCAGCAGGTTTCGACCGCCACGCTGTGGGACTGGTATGGAAGGTATAAGAAGCAGGGATTCGCCGCACTTGCGGATCGCGTTCGCTCCGATGCCGGCAAGTCGCGCTACTTCAGCAAGCATCCCCAGGTCGATGCGTTTGCACAGAATAAATTCCTGAACGAAAAGCTTTCCATCAAGCTGGTCCACGAGGCCATCGTCCGTAACTGGCCAAGACTGCGCAATGATGAAAGCGACCAGCCGCCCTCGTATGAAGTGCTGCGCACCTTCCTGAACGCCATCCCTCCCATTCTCAGCGCCGTGGCTCGCAAGGGAGAAAAGGCATTCAACAACGACTTCGCGCCCTTCATCATCAGGAACATTGAAGCCAAACGTCCGAATGAAATTTGGGTCAGCGACCACATGGTTCACGACGTGTGGGTCCGCAATGATGGAGTGTTCGGCGAATTGAAAGAAAACGAGGCTTTCCGCCCCTGGCTTACCTGCATCGTGGACATGCGCTCGCGCAAGGTGTTGGGCACAGCCTGGTGCGTGAATCCCTCCAGCCGGTCGATCAGTTCGGCGTTGCGCGTAGCTATGTGCCGCTTTGGGTTGCCCCAAGTCTTCTACATCGACAACGGGAAAGATTACCAGAAGGTTGGCAAAGAAGTGCCGGGCCTATCGCCTGAGGCCAGTGGGATTCTCTTTCGGCTAAACGTGAAATCACAGCATTGCCTGCCGCTCCATCCGCAATCGAAGCAGATCGAGTCTTTCTTCCGCACTCTACATCAGCGTTTCGATGTGATCTGGTCTCCGTTCTACTGCGGCATCTCGCCGGCAAAACGCCCGGAGCAATGCGACCAGGTTCTGCGCGATCACAAGAAGCTTGTGGCGGCAGGCCAAGGCGATAAGTCGCCACTGCCGGCTGCATCGGAATTCATCCAGCTTGCAGCCCGGTGGACCGATGAATTCAATGCGACGTTCCCGCACAGCGGGCAGGGAATGAATGGGCACACCCCGAACCAGGTATTCGAGGCCGAGTTGCCCTCCGATCAACTACATCCAATCAATCCCGCCGATGTAGCCGAACTTTTTTGGGATCGCCAGAAACGCATGGTCCGCGAAGGTGGAACTATCGAGCTAAACAACGCTCGTTACGAGCCAGCCAATGCCGAGACCTTCGCAGCGATGGCCTGCCAGATCAAGAGAGAAATCCTGGTCGCGTGCGACCCGCTGAATGTAGGCGAGGCCATAGCCCTGAGTATCGATGGCAACTTCTTAGGCCAGTTACGCGCCCAGGAGCTTCTAATCCACGGGGCAACCTCGCAAGATGAAATCCAGGCCTCGCTGAAGACGCGGCGGCGGATGCTCAAGGCCACAAAACAATATCTGGCCACGCTCGAAAGCAGCCGAGTGCTGGCCGGAGATTCCACCGAGATCGAGGATCTGCGCAGGCGCGCAGTGGCCTCATGTTCCAAACCCACAATCCACGCTTTGCCTGTCCTCAAAGCGGTCAACGCGCCGGAACCACGCCTGCACGTTGATGACATCGTGGACAGCTTTCTTGAGGAGACACAACCATGACGCCACAGAAGTCCGCTGAACTATCCATTGCTCAAGTCATTGATCTTTCCCGCGACTACATCTCCAGAAAAGGTTTGCGGCAGAGAGACTTTGCTGCCCGCGTCGGTTATTCGTTGAGCGCCGTCCAGAGTTTTTTGACCGCTCCCGGAAAATACTGGGGCGACGAGCAGGCGCTGGGCGCTGCGATCATGAAAGTGGTCAGCGCTGCCGATGACGAAGATGTCGATCTTGACGCGCCGCTGTTTGAGACCGAGAATCTCGCGTTGATTCGGCGGTATTTCACCGATGCGCTCGAATCGGCTGCCGCTCGTGAAGATGTCCGAGGCTACTATTTTCGCGGCGCGCCTGGCTCACAAAAGAGCTTTGTCCTGAAACTGCTCAGCCGGGAATACAACCTGTCGCAGGCACACAAGAACGGCAGCGGTGGCCGCGCTTACTACGTTAGTTGCTACGAACGCATCCCGCGTCACGCTCTGATCTCTCGCATCGCCGTTGCCGTGGGTTCGCTGGCTGCCGGAAACACCGAGCGCATCTTGCAGAACTTGAAATTCCACCTGCGCAGCCGCCATTGCGTTCTCATCATCGATGAGGCACAGGGATTGGAGCACCCCTGCCTGGAGATCGTTCGCGACCTGGTCGATGCGCTGCCACGGTGCGCCGTGATCTTCGCAGGGTCGCACAAACTAGAGCAAATATTCGCGCAGCTCAACATGCAGCAGTGGCATTCGAGAATTCGCAAGGGCACGGCAGTGCCTGGCGTGCAAGAGGATGAGGCCCGCGCGATTATCAAAACCGTTCTGGGAGAAGTACCCGTCAAGAAGATCGCTGGCCTGATTGCCGGGTCGTATGACACAGACCTCTACGGCGGCAAAGTTGTCCAGTACATCTCGATGCGCAAGCTGGCCAATGCGCTCAAGCGAATCAAGTCGCGCCTGTCGGAAGGCGGAAACGCATGAGCGCAGCAAAGACCATTGCCGATGTCGATTTTGGGAACACCACGCCGTGGTGTTCCCACTGTGAAAACGTCTTTCCCCTGACCGCTAGGGTTAGCCTGGATGGTGGGTACCTTCTAGTTCAGTGCCCTTCATGTAGTCATATCACTCCCTTCAAGAAGGCGGTGAAGGCATGACCTACGAGCAGATATTTGTGGCACAGCTTGAGCAGGAATTTCAACAGAAGAAATCGAAGCGCAAGAAGGTGTCCGCATGAAGCTCTTGAGGCTATCTCGACGTTGCGGTGCAACCCCTGAAGCGGCAGCGGAAACGGGCCGGGAAGCCGCTCTTCTCCCGCGCCCAAATTCCCGTAGCGAGAAGCTAGCGAATACCGTCTGCACTGTTCTGCTGATCGCGGCAGCTTTCTACTTCTTGGCCCACACATTGGCAGCCTGGCTGCGTGGAAGCTTCGAGGTGGCCAGATGAAATTCCCAGGCTATGAGTGCGCTGTTTGTGGAGCACTGAAGCGTGATGCAAATCACTGGTGGCTGCTATGGGTCACCGATTTCATGCAGTCAAATGGCGTTCAAAGTGATTTGTCCATTGGGCAATGGAGTGAAGATCGCCTGGCAGAGCATTTCACTTTCTTTCTGAAAACTGTTTCGTTGGGTAACGCTGTTGTGGCCTGCGGGAACAACTGCTGCCAAAAGCTGGTCGAGCGATTCCTAATCACCCGCAGTCTTGACGCGCCGTGCGGGGCTGCAGGAAATCCTGTGGAGGCTAAGCAATGAGCAAGATGAGGGCAATTCTCACAAATCGCGCCATCAACCTCCTTTGCAAGCTGTTCTCCGAGTACAGGTCTGGCGCGTCTACTAAGCCCACCTTGAACGATCTTCGCGATGAGTTGGGCGCAGAGGAATACAAACGATTCGAATCCGATCTGTCCAGCGCTATGCGTCGGACAAATGCCTGGAAGGCGGTCACAGAGATCATCGGGGAAGCGATGGACCGCAAGAGGACGGCGTCTAAGCGAGGCGCTTAGACAACAAACAATCAGCCAGGCGCCGCGATAAGGGCGACCACAAAAAGGAACCGATGGAGGAAAAGAAACTACCCACAACTGAAGAGATCGACACACTCGCTCAGATGTACGTTGACGGGCAAGCTAGCGCAGACCACGCGCAAGGAATCGCCGATGCATTTGGCGATCAGCTAATAATGATGACGCAGGAATTCGGCAGCATCTCTCCTCGGGCTGAAAAGACCCGACAGCTTGAAGGCTCTGAATGGATCGTCAAGGTTACGCAGGGCCAAAGTGTCCACGTAAAAGCCTCCCAGGTAGTACGCCTGCGCAGGTTCCTGGCCGGCAAAGGCAAATCGCGTCTCTTCGGAAAGCTCTTCACAACCGAGGAGCGATATTCGCTTTCCAGTGAGGCTCATACCGTTGTTAACGGTAAAGCATTCCTGGCTGGCCTGCCGGCTTCTATGTTGTCGAAGGTGAGTCGTTGAAGAAGGATAAGGAGTAGAGCGCATGGATGTCTCTCTCAGTAATGCAATCCTTTTTGAGGCCCTGAAAGTCTCTCCTGAGCCATTGGATATTTGCGGGCTGCGGTGGTTGCTCCGCAACTACGTGAGCATCCCCGAATTTACCGAGGCTCTTTGCTGCTTGGAGATCGACGGCCTATTGGAGCCTGAGGGAGTTCTTAAATCTTCAATCACTGAGAGCGGCAAGGCCCACCTTGCCGCCCTGGTAGCAACCGCGCTGCTCGCCATATCGGGAGAAGACTTAGGCGATGTTAGCGATCACCTGCTCCTGGAAATTCCCGAACCTCACGAGGTACGCTGATCATGGCAGACGACTACAGCATTGATGCCCGCGCCGCACTGAGGCCAGATATATGTGTGCCATGCCAGCAGCGCGGCCATATCTGCCCTGCTCACTGCACCGTTGACAATGAGCGCTGGTGCCTGGACTGTACCGAGGGCAACCCTTGCGTCTACCAGCAGCGCAATGACAAATCTATCCAGGCCGGCCCATTGCCTGCCCCGGCCTCTCCCAATGCCGAAGCCATAGCCGGATGGCTTTCCACCAGAGAACACTACCGCAAAAAACGGAAGCAACAAAAGGCCCAACCATCGCCACATCCGAAAGGAAAACTAGATATGCATTCAGCGAAAAAATGCTCTCACCCTGAGTGTGAGACTCCGCTAACCGAGCGCAACAAGTCCGGCTATTGCGCCAAGCATTTTTATTACAGCAAGAAAAATAAACCGCCACGCGGTGCGCGGCGCGTGGCTCGCAAAAGTACCAAGGCGGATCATTTCCCAACAATCCCAATCATCGCTACACGCAAGTCCGCCAAATCGCAGAACGGAACAGCCGTGGCGACGATCTGCGTGACGGAAGCCAACCTGAACGCTTTCTGGCAAAAGCTTTCCATTGATGAGAAAGCCGATCTCTTCATGAAACAACTTGGAGCGAACTGAGATGAAGGAAGACGACGCCCAATATTGGTTTTACAACGCCATCATTTAATGACTCCTCCTCTCCAGCTCGGTCTTACCGGTATCGCGCCTATTGAGCCGCCTGACGCGCACGCACGTAAAGTCATGACCGGCGAATTCGGTCCGTGGCCGATTACCGATCTTCAGCGCGAGTTCCTGCGCGTCTTAGTCTTTCATCAGGGCGCACAGCGCGCCATCCAGTTGCGCGACCTTATGGCCAAGCTGCAGAGCAAAGTCCGACCAATTCCCACCGAGCGTGAGATCAAGGACGCAGCGCGCAGCCTGGTGGTGGACTTCAAGGTTCGCATTGGAGCGTCCCGGCAAAGGCCAGCGGGGTACTACCTAATCACAAATTCCCAAGAAGCCCGTGACGCTGCTCAGGCTTATATCGCTGAGATCAAGCACTTGGCGCAGCGCGTTCGCGTGCTCCTCGATCCGCACGAGCTGGCGGAGCTCGCCGGCCAGCTCCGGCTCGACCGCAACGATGATGATCCAAAGGAGGCAGCTTGAGAGTCAAGGTTCTTTCGATATGGCATCCCCACGCGTGGGCGATGTATATGGGCTTGAAGACGTATGAAACAAGAGATGAACGGTTCATCTTGCCTGGCGTGAAGCGTTATAGAGGACCGCTGGCGATCCACGCCGCTAAGAAAACATTTGATCCTCTCGACTACGATCCCCGACTGTGCTCTCAACTGGCCAAGGATGGACTCAAGACTCCTGAGAACCTCGTCTATGGCGCTGTGTTGTGCGTTCTTGATCTGGTCGACATTGTGCCGACCGCGCAAGTCCGCGGATCGCTCGATGCTCGCGAATTGATGTATGGCGATTACTCAACCGGGCGTTGCGCTTTGCAGACCACCAACCTGCGGCAGCTTGAAATCCCCGAATTGGTGAAAGGTCACCAGGGATTGTTTTATTGGGACGTTCCGTCGCGGCTCACGCAGAAGCTCGCGCTCACTCCATGCGAAGGATGTTCGAAGAATGCTGGGATGTTATGGAATATGCAGGGCTTGGTGAATGTAGCTATCCGCCTGTGCAACGGGTGCTATCAGTTAGCTAAGTCATCGTACCCCAACACTCCTTTCCAATACGTGCGCCAGGGGGACGCTGCCTAATGCTAGTTCCTATATTCAATCAAGGCCAAGTGGTCAGGATTCAGTGTGGCCGCATTATTGGCTACGCCGAGGATGCAATCATCTTATGCACCTATCAGTATGGCCATGACGGTGACTGTTGTACCGTCGAACATCACGCGAAGCTCTGCCGGCGTCTAGTGAGCCATCCAGCAATCCACGATGAATGTCCGGTCTGCCGGAATTGCGGCTACAGCATCGCCATCGCAAAATTCGGAGAGTTCGCCGGTAGATATGTCCATGGGTTGACCGGCAATGTGCTCTGCGGTGAGCTGTTGCTTATCTGTGCCGCGAAAGATGGTATGCCAGTTGTCGAGCAGGATGGTGGATTGACCGGCCATCAGTTTGCGCTCCGCCTTACTGCTGAACCCGAGACAGAAGCTGAGCCGGATAGTGATCAACTCAGTCCAAGGAGTATCTACTGAATGTTCGTCAATTTCCCAAACCCTGAAATAAGCGCTGTCCGCCTTGCACCAGGGGGAGAGGCAATGCTTACGGTGCGCGAACTCCTAGCTGAGCTTAAGTACCTGCAGCGTGACACGATCATTGCTGTGGCCGATTGCATGGATGCCGCTGCCAGCAAATTCGAACGTGTCAATAAGCTGGCAATAACTCCTGATGATCTTCGCTGCGAAGCTCAAAAGCTGCGTGATTACGCCAACGGAGTCGCATGACCTTCGTCCCCAAATGTGAAGTCGTGATATCCGGTAACCCATCGATCAAAGAGTGTGTGGATGCTCACTTCGAAGGTTTGCTATGGGCATTCACCTTGTCGGGTATGAGCTACACGGAATTTGAGCGGGTGATCCAGAAGCGCCTGATCGAACATGCGCTCGCGAAGAATAACTACATCAGGGGCCGAGCGGCAGAGCAGCTCCTAATTCGTAGGGATGTAATCAACCACAGGATAAAGAAGCTCGGCATAGCTATGCCGCCTAAAGCAGCGCCGAAGAGAAGGAGAAGGGGATGAAAAGACTCTTCGAAGAGGTCACGCAAAACGAATGGTCTTTAGTGGTGGAGGAAGCTGCCGGCTTTCATGGAGGAAACTCATTGAACCGTAGCTTGTGGCAGGCCCTGTACTTCCTCAAATCTTCACCGATTGGGACGACGGCCAGAATCGAATGCAAACGTGAATACCAAAGCAAAAAGAGGCACGCTGCACATGTCTACGCCGACCGGCTACATATTTTTGTGCAAACCCGCTACCTAGACAACTACGTCTATCTTCGGCGCGTGGAAACCAGAGATCGCAGAGGCAGAAAGCGCGACGAGGCTTTAGATTCGCAAGGGACTGAAGCAATCATGCAGAGAGAGAGCTAAAAAATCATCATGCGCCCCTCAGACTTGCCAAGCGTCGAGCAGCTAGCCAGAAAAAGACGGCACGGTCATAAGATTCGTTATGTGGCTGGCTGTCGGTGCTGGCGTTGCCGGGCAGGGAACGCTGCCTACGAGAAGCAACTCGAAGAGAACCGCCGACTGGATGGTCCTAATGACAATGTACCAACCGATCGCGTAAGAGCACATCTCAAATACCTGCAGAAGTTCGGGATGGGTGTTAAGACTGTAGCTAAACACGCGCGCGTTTCCAAGACTGGCCTGGCTGAAATTGTATGGTATGGCAAGAAGCTAATGAGGAGACGTAGCGAGGCACGAGTTCTCGCTGTCCAACCCACACTCGACACCCTGCCAAGGCATTTGAACATTCCCGCTGCCGAGACCCTCTCGAAGATCGAGCAATTGATTCGATGGGGATATCCCAAATCTCTGATTAGCCAGCATGGAATGGGTGCAGCCACGGTCGGGCTACAGATTCGCTCGCTGAATGGAAAGATTCCCACAGTAACAGTAAAAACGGCTGTGAAGATACGAGATTTTTTTGCAGAGATCGAGGGCATTCGCCGTGCATGGCAGGAAAGACGTGGGGCCATCCCGCGCGGGCACTTCGTCTATTGGAAACGGAGTAAGCGCAGTTGCCGCATTCAGGAACTGGAATTGCAGCCCTTCGCACGCACCTATAACTACAACTACATTTACCCGCCAGAGCTGAAAGAAGTGATGCGATTGGCGAACAAACTCAAACGCACCTACCAAGCCAGGAGTCGCCATGAAAAACAGCTTAGAAGATCTTCGTAATCATCTCTTTGAAACCATCGAGAAATTGAGCGATGCAAAAGAGCCAATGGACATTAACCGCGCAAGGGTCATCAATCACACCGCTCAAGTACTGATCAATTCTGGAAAGCTCGAAGTGCAGCTTATGCAAGCAACAGGGAATGAATCGGGCGGCGGATTTTTCAAAAAGTCACAACCAGCTTTGATAGCCGGCACCAACGGCAAAGACAAGAAATGAGAAGGCATCATCATCCCCAATTTGACGGAGCCCCAAGGAGAAAACGCAATGAAGCAAATGCTGAAAGTACTCGCACTGACGGCGTTAACGTTGGTGTTTGCAATTGGAATAATAACCGCCTGCGGAGGCCGTGGACCCAACCCTTCTTCGACGGCAGATAACTTTTTTTCTTTTGATTGGAACCCGGCTCATCTGCTCGGTCGCACTTCCGGGACAAACCTGGCCGACAGTTCCGGTGCGTTCATCGTGAGCGCCCAGAGCACGACGCCTGGAGGAGGCAATCTATCAGGCTTCCGTGATCGTGTGTCTCCCAGCTCGGCCAGGGCAGCAACTGTGATCTTTGGTTTGGGCCGCTGGTCTTCCGGCTCTTGCGATGATGCCAGGACTCCGGATTCTTCGGTAGGAGTTGCCATTCCGCAGAACGGCCAAGTGGGGCAGCTCTCCGTCGATGCTGTGGGGACAGGTACAGCAGCCGACTCTGGCTTTATGGAGTTGAAGATCATCCACAGCGATTCGACTGAGACAATTCTGCCGATCACTTGCACGCTCGGCATCTCTAACCCTGGCGCAAGAGTTCATTGTGAAGATAAGAGCGCTGCTCACAATACTAACGTCTCGTCGGGCGACCAGTTCTCAGCCAGGATTTTTTACAACGGCGGGGATATCTATAACGCGATCCGCGTCAACGTTCAATACGCGGTTCCAACATTCTGAAGAAAAGGCGGGGGCTTGTGTCCCGCCTGAGACTCTCATTGGCGTGTTCATCAGTTGATTCAGGGAATACAGACGAATCCGGCCCTGCCGTTTGGTGAGCGTCAAGGGGATGCCCAGAGCATCCCCAGTCTCAGGGAGGACACAAGTTTGCAGGTGCAGGCCAGGGACATTTACGCAGGCTCAGATGGCGAGCTTACAAAGCGTTTCTATGCGCGCCTTGAAGATCGCGGCCACATAGGTATCGTGGCGGTTAATCTTTTTCGTGCGCAGAAGTGCTCAGCGCGCGCCAAAGTGTATAGAGGCGGCGTTCGCGGTTACGGTTCATTCAAGCGCTTGGCTTACGACCGCAAGGCATGGGCGCTGAGAAACTTATGTTCTGTCCTTGAGCAGCACGGAAATGATCTTAATATCCGTTTCGGATGGAAAGAAGACCCCTTGGAATACTTCGCAAGCTGGGTGTTGTATGTAGACCTTCCAAATGGCCAGGTTAGCTTTCACAACATTTCTCGGCTTGCTGGACCGGATTATCCAGGCCAGTGGGACGGCCAGCACTTGAGTTGTAATCGAGTCTTAGACTTCTGCGATGCCGTCCTCGATGGAGGCACAGTCGTACCAGCCCTGCAACAATCTTGCGGACAACAAGGGAGCCTATTTTAAAGATGGCCAGATTCTGTATGTGTGGTTGCGGCAGAAAACTTTTGAAAGAAGATGGGTTGACCGATTACAACAGAATGTTTTTTTCAAAGCAATGTCGTGCCCAAGATAAGAAGAATAAGCTCCGGGATGATAGGGCAAGGATCAAAGCTCAGGATCGTTGTCCTAAATGTGGCCAGCTCATCAATAAAGATAAAAAGTAAGCAGCACCTGTCTGTCTGATTCTCAAAATGCCTGCCGCAGAAATATCGCGCGATCAGTTGAAGCGACTGCAAACGCTGTGGTCTCAATACGCCCGGCGTGAGATGTGGGAAGATTCATCCAGGGCGCGGAGAATAGCGTGGGCATCTTCCGTTACCAAACGCGAACTCTCCAGCTTCAACGATCTGACTGGCTCTGAAGCATCCACGCTGATTAACCTTCTCCAGGCTGAAATGGGCATCGCCGAAACCTCGCCGGCCAGGGCCAAGCGCAGATACCGTTCAGCCATCAAGGACCGCGACCAGGCCCGCGCCGCTGGTACTGAAGGGCGCAGAGGATCATCGAACAGCGTCACGATGGCGACATCTGAAGACCTGGCTATGATCGATGCCCAGCTTACATTAATGGATTGGACACGCGCCCGCCTGGATGCGTTCCTGGCGTCATCCTCATCTCCTCTAGGTAAGCGTTCCAACCCTCAATTGCGCACCGTCGCTGATGTAAATCGAGTGATGTGGGCGCTAAAGCGCATCGCCAAAAAATCAAAATCAGTTGAGGTGCAGGCGTGA